CTAACTGAGAGAAGAGTTCTAACCCTCTTCTTGTGAACACATACAATCCTAGTTGTTGATAATAGTCAACCACATCTGTATCATCACACTTGGGATAAGGAATAGGTAATCTAGAGTAGAACATTGCCTGTCTACTATCATCGCAAACTACCTTAACCACATTTCTATCTTCTATTTTAAAGTAATCAGTAATACGTACATACGCATTCCCTACGCAAGTATTCGGAGACTCCGTAAAAGTACGTACCAAAGTGTCAATAGTGTAAGGGTCGATGACAGGTTCGTCACCTTGAATGTTTACAAAGTAATCCCCATCAAGTATCTCAATTGCTTTTGCACATCGGTCTGTTCCAGTGTGACATGGTTCGTCCACCACAACACATGGAATTTCATTTGATACACAGTACTGATTGATTCGTTCATCGTCTGTAAGAACCACAACTCTATCTAAGGACTCTGCTTGGATGCATTGATTATAAACCCTATGAATCATAGGGATACCATTTATAAGTTCGAGAGGTTTACCTTCGAATCGAGTTGACTTCCAACGTGCAGGAATTAATCCAATAACTTGATTAAGTCCGACAGTCGGTTTAGAGAGTGTTCGCATTGTACTTCACCGTATCCATAGTTTGCATGTATAAATTTTACACCAGCACGGTCTGCACATTCTTTATCAGATTGCATATCACCGACATAGACTGCATCTGCAGGGTCTACCTTTAAGTGTGCAAGTGTATATAGTAGTTGGTCAGGTGCTGGTTTACCTCTACTGAATTTACGAGGACAACTGACCCAATCAAAGCGTGGGAGTTTCAATAGTATTTGATGAGTCCTATCTTCAGACTTCGATGTAACTATACCTATCTTGTATGTCTTTTTTAATTCCACTAGTGTATCAAATGCACCATCATAAAACTCAACTTTGTTTAGTGTCTCTTTAGAGTAATGGTCGTAGATGCTTTTGATAAGAGTGTGAGAATGATGAATACCTATTGTGTCTAGTATATCCTCAAAGGGTTTACCAATCTCTGCAAAGTATTTCTCAAAGGGGACTTTGATGTTACACTGCAACATTACGAAACCCCATGCAGTTCGCATGTTCTCTTTGGAATCTATGAGGACTCCATCTAAGTCAAAGATTACTGCTTTCATTTTTTCTTGTTTGGTAATAAGTGGTCTTCCGTTAATATTCTAAAACTCATTCGTCTGTCTGCACAAAACTCTTCTGCAGCTTTCCATTTTGCTTGGTTCACTGCATAGGTGGCAATCTCGTTAAGAAATTTTTTAGTTTTACGTTTCTGTTCTTTAGGTGGTAGTGTCTGTTTCTTAGGTTTAACTTCGATAATTTCACGTATCGATTGTCCCCTAGTGTTCACATACTTTATATAGAAGTCAGGAAAGTATCGATGCACCCTTTTATCAATAGGTGAACGATACGGTATGATGATTTCTTCACTTCCCCACTCTATGATAGCAGGATTGTTATCACAATAGACCATAAACTTACGTTCCCATAGAGAACGATAAAAGATTTTAGTAGGGTCTCCTTTGTATTTTTTATAGTTCTTCGGTTTGAACTTACCACTGTATGACATAAATAACTGTAAACTCTTTAGGATTATTTATATGTCATTCATTGATAAACTTTTAAACAAAGTAAACAAGGCAAAGTCTGCACTCAATTCAGTCAAAGGTATTGAGAGTAAAATCAAAAGTCTCAACTTCAACTCAGTTATTGACCAACTGGGAGAACAAGCACGTGAGGCAAGAGAAAGTTTAGAAGAGAGACGTTCAAGTCTTGAGTCTCAAATTAGTTCATCTACTCAAAATAAAGGATTTGCAAAACAAAATCCTGCAACATCATTTACAGATTTACAATATCCTTTAGAGGATTTAGATAATTGGATTGTTTTTACCACTCGTCCAAGAAAGAAACGAGGTGGTGGTAGAAATGCAAACTTACTTTCAGATAATAATCAAGTTGAAATAAAATTGTATGTACCTGATGGTCTATTATCACAAGCAAACGTCACCTACAATGCAAAAGGACAGAGTGCTGCTATCCAAGCAATTGCAGATGTTATCGAAGGATTTGGTGAAAATGGTCTGAGTGCAGAATCATTTGAGAATATGGGTACAGAAGCAATGAGTGCAATTAAATCTGTAGGTAATAAAATGGCAGATTCTATAACAGGAGGATTGACTAATCTTACACAAGGTCGTGCAGTCAATCCTATGCAAGAACAAATGTTAGACGGTATTGGATTTAGGTCATTTAACTTTACATATGAATTCTATCCTAAATCACAAAAAGAAGCAGAGATGATGAATAATATTATTTTCTCATTTAGAACTGCTATGTTGCCTGATACATTTGCACCTCAAGACGGTGGGGACATAGAAAACTTTTTCAACTATCCAAACATATTTGATGTAGAATTTGAAGGCCCAATTGCAGAAAAGGTTGATGGTTTCTTACCTATGGTATGTTCAAAATGCGATGTTGACCATACTGGTGGACAAAAGTTCTCAACATTCGTAGATGGACAACCTATTAAAACAACATTAACAATGGAATTCTTAGAGATTAAGATTCTATCTCAAGAGAACTATGTACAAATCAGTCCGTTTGCAGAACAATTTAGAGGTGAAATTTCAGGTGGTACAAGTATTCTTGATGATACAACAGGAGGTAATGGATAATGGCAAATGAATTGTTTAAAAACTTTCCTAAGATTGGGTATCGATTAGAAAATGGTAAGTATGTCACCATTAGAGACTTCTTTAGAAAATCTACTGTTGAACAAAGTTATGTAAATAATATCATAGATTATGAGTATTATGAATTGCAAGATGGCGAAAGACCTGATATCGTTGCAACTAAAATCTATGGTAACGGTGACTTACACTGGACATTATTTCTAGTCAATGAATTCTTGAATTATAACGACTGGCATAAAGACACTGAAACTTTTGATACATACATGAAAGAAAAATATCCAGGCCATTATCTTACTGTAACAAATTTATCTGATTTAATAGACCAAGACAAAAAATTCCTCTTGGGGGAAAAAATATCAACCCCTGTTGGACACGGAAGAGTGTTACAATTACAACCTACATATAAAAGACTAGGTGTAACTAATAGTACTAAATGGAGAACTGGTGATGTAATCACTGGTGAAGTTAGTGGTAAATCATTTGAAATAGAAAATGTCATTGAGATGAAAGATGGCGTATCTCATTATGTTAATTCAGATGGTTTAAAGAAAAATTATTTTGAAAATGGTTATACCTCCGTTTCATTAATAGAACATGAAATGGAACACAATGAGGAAAAACGAAAAATCAAAATCATTAGACCTGAATTAATCAATAGGGTTGTAAATGAGTTTGAACGTTTGATGTCTAATTAATGGAAAAAAGAAACTTTAATCCTGGCGAGTTTGTCATTGAAGCAATGACACTAGTTACACCTGAGGGTGATTCAATTGCAATAGAAGGTATTGTTGCAAACTTTCGTCTGTTTGAAAGTATCTATAATAAGTTTGTGTCAGCAGACATTTCTATTATCGATGGTGTTAACCTTTTAAAGAATTATAAAATCACTGGACAAGAACATGTTAGAATATCACTGCGTGGGAAAGAGGGAGTTGGGGATGCATCTGAAAAGAAATTCTCAATAGATAAAACTCTAAGAGTCTATAAAGTCCTTAACAATTTAAGAGTTGATGATAAGTCACAAACTTATCAACTTAAATTATGTGAACCGAGATTGTTTTACATCCAAAAACAAAGATTGAGCAGAACATTTAGAGGTTCATACTCATCAATGATTTTGAAAACGATGAAAGAATTCGGAAGCATGAAGGATGCAGAAGTAGACTTTTGGGAATCAACACTTCCACAAAATGTACAGTTCATATGTCCCAATTGGACAATCAATAAATTTTTAGATTACTGTGTAAACAATGCAGATAGGTCAGTCAATGCAGCTTGGAGAAACGGATACTTTTTATTTCAGACATTAAATGGTGGATTTAGATTCATGTCAGTTGATGAGATGTTTGAAAGAGAATTTCCAGTTGCATTTAATTACTACCCTAAATCTGCAAGTGTCGATTCACTTGATATACCTATCAATGCACCAGGCGGTTTAAACTCTACTGTCCTAAGATACGAGAAACCACAATTGTTTGATACACTACGTGGTCAAATTTCAGGTGCTTATGCATCTTCAACTAGAGTGTACAATCCTCTGAAAAAAATTGAAGAAGAACATCATTATGACCTTGCAAAAACTATGAAACGAGGTACACACCTTTCAGGATTTCCAATGATTAGATTAGATGATGAAGAGGTGATACTAGAACCTGAAAACCAAATAGACCCATTTATAAGTCCACCCTCAGTTCCTAAAGATGCTGATTTTGCACCCAATAAGGCATTCAATAGTGTAGTTATTGAAGACTTTAACATGATGCATAACTATGGTGAAGCAGATGATATTACCTTACCTGAAATTTTTGAAGGTAATAAAGTTGTAGATTCTGCAAGACTAGAGAGACGTGCATTGTTAGAGATACTACAACAACATGTGTTGAAACTCGACATACCTTTTAGAACAGATATCAGTTGTGGTACAATTATTACACTAGATATACCTGAACCTGAAGTTAAAAAACCTGATAATAAAATTAAAAACGAATTAAATGACAATAGATATCTTATAACAGATTTATGTTTTGAGGGTTATCCGTTTAAGAAGAGTGGTGAAATACATGTAGAATGTGTTAAAGAAAGTTTTGCAAAAGATATTGCATCTTATAGACCACTTGAGAATGTTGCTGGTGGAGAAATTATATAATGGAAACTTTTTTTGGAGTAGTAGAAGACAGACATGACCCTCTCAAAGTAGGTAGGGTTCGTGTACGTATTCACGGTATTCATACAGACAACAAATCAGAGATTGCAACACCTGACCTTCCATGGGCTCATGTAATCCTTCCAACTACTGCAGGTGGTTTATCAGGTATCGGATTTAACTCACACGGTCTTGTAGAAGGTGCAACCGTATTCGGTTTCTTTAGAGACGAAACCAAACAAGACCCTGTAGTGTTAGGAGTGACAACAGGTATCACTACAGATGGATACAAACAAACAGTTGATGGTACTATCCTATCTCGTAAAGTAGACAAAGGATTTAATGACCCACGTAGATTAAAAGAAGAAGATTATAATGACACAGAAGATGGTGTAGCACCAACCTCTGCACCAAACAGGTCATGGGGTTTGACATATGCATTGGACACTGCACCTAAACAACCATCAATTGAAGGAAGAGTTATCAAGTACGATGGAAGTGGTTCGACAGTTGACCATGCAGAAATTAAAGAGGATGAACTTCCATATTACCCAC